AGGTGCAACTCCCCCGCGGGTACACCCCTCTTACCTATGACGGGCGGGATGGGTACCATAGGATGGCCTCCAACATGGCGCGGAGGAAACATCTCTACCTGGAGGACCTGGTGGATGCCGGGGTGGGGGTGGCACCCGACAACCATCTTTGGGAGCCCTATGCCATATTCCCCGTGTGGGAGTGGGGCAGGGTGGTGTATTATCAGGGGCGCACTCTCATCGACCCCTACGAGGAATCCACCAAGAAGTTTCCCAGCAGGAAGGAACTCCCCCGCGGTAGCCGATACTGGCTGTACGGGATTGATGAACTTCGAAACAACAAGGCGGGGTCAGTGGTCGTCATTGTGGAGTCCATTCTGAACGTGCTCAGCCTGCGCGTTGAACTGGCTGCCCGGGGACTCACAGAGTACTCCCCCGTATGCATATTCAAACACAAATTGAGCCCCGAGCAACTGGCTAAACTTCTACGATGCAAGGGTATTAGGGAAGTGACATTCCTCTATGATGAGGACGCTACGGCGGCCGCCCACAATGAAGCTAACCTTTTGGTGAACAGATTCCCGAAGGTGACGGTAACTGAGATGCCGCAGGGAGATGCCAACGATAACGCCTCATTGGCCGTGGACCGGCTTCTCGTGCGCAGGTCCCCTGAGGTGCTTGTCTTTAGAGGGTCTTAAGCCCCATCAAATCTCCCTCGCGGGGTGGCCCGCCACATTATCTTACCCTCTTCATTGAAGGTGAACTCTATACCTGTCTTCTCTCTTATCATGGGCGAGGCTTTCTCTAGCTGCTCCCTTGATAAATCTGCCAGGTGTACCGTATAAAATTTCAAGTGGAGAGTTGGGTAGGTTCCCTTTTGTGACCAGCCATTCTGGGGGTGCCACTCGGGGTATCTCTCGGGTCCCGTTTCCTGGGTTTTGACGTGGTAGGTACTCCCATCAGGATTGTATTGGAGTTTCGAGCCCTCTGAGGTTGACCCGCAGAACCGGAGCTCGTCCGGTTGGTCATTGGGAACCGTCAGATAAATTTTGTGAGGCCATCCGTACTTCCAGTCTGCTACCTCGCTGGCATACCCAGCCTCAAGGAATACAAGAAATTGCTGGGGTGTTATCGAGCCGCACCATGTGCAGGTGGGGAATCGGATGGGCTGTCCGCTTTTTCCCCTATTATCTCTTTCCTCCCACTTGCCTCCCCCATAAGTGAAGGGGTCTCCACCCTCGGAGGCGTGCGCATTCGTTGTTGGTAGGTCAGTTGCCATGAGCTATAAGAACCTGACGTTTGGACACCTTTGGGGCATCTACTAGGTCAGAACCTATTACTTGGTGGCTGCCTCAGCCTCCAGACGCTCACGCTGCTTCTTCTGCCACTCCTCGTGGGCTTCCCGCTGCCTCCGCTGGTCTTCCCCGTAGGCGACCTCGTACATCGTGAAACCGCAACGTTCGGTGTCACGGGCATGCTTGGGATCAACGTACCAATAGCGACCGGGGGCGGTCGTCATGGTGGCGTGTGAACAGGAACTCATGTGCTCCTTCTGCTGACCGTAGCAATCATGCTTTGCCATGTCAGAGCTGACATACACCACGTTGATGCAGGTGGACGTGCACCCGGGAACGTGAGACCCCCAGTTAGCGGTCACCAGACCATCATGCCGTACGCCCAGTTCATCAACCACGGTTACGTGTTGACCCATCCTTACTGCTTCTCCCGATTCATTCGGTTTCATGTCATTCCTTTGTTAATCCTGTAGCGTTATGCTACAGAAAGTCTGGGAGAAAATTGTACACCAACTCAAAGAACTACCGAGAATTGAACGGTATCACCTGTCCCGGTTCTTTGGCAGCATTGAGCTTAGCCAGCTGAGCCACGAGCCAGTCTTCAGTGGACTTTGTGTCTATCTGGGAGGGCTCCACCTTTGTGCCAAATTCGTTTGACGCCCAAGAGGCAGCTTTCGCAGCAGCATCCTCGGGTTTGTGACCCTGAAGCCGCATATGCCAATACTGGTCATCCGCAGCCTTCTTAACTCGCTCAAACCCCTCTTCCCACAGGTGCTCAAGCAGGGCTGCGGGAAAGTTCTCGGGGGCAAGTGATTTTACCTCGTCCATATCAGGCTCCAAATTGACCTACAGAGGGCCGGGGCACATCCCCGTAGACGGTGTGATCATCATCACCCACGTAAAGATAGAAGGAGCCAAATTCCTTGGACGCCTGTGTCAGGCGCTTGCCTGCCTCTTCCTCCCAGTCGAAGGTCTCCCAGAAACCTGCACCATGACCCTCTCGGGTGAGCCAGAAGTCATGACCCGCCTGTTCTCGGTCGGAATACTGGGACCGAGTCAAACATGCGTTGTCGATGTCATCGCCATTCTCTTCCTGGAACTTGGCGCAATCATCCATCATCTGATGAAGGGTGGCAGGGTCGATGTCCTCCATCCCGTAGTTTTTGTCCAGAGGTTCGCCCCCGCTGTCATCTGCGTTATCCGTGGAGGACCAGAGAGCGGCTTCAATGTAGGCACGGGTAAACTCATCCATCTGGCGGGGTGCTGGAGGCTCCTTTCCAGAAAACTCCAGCAGATTGGTAATGAAGGTGCTCACACTCTCGCCCCGTAGAGATTTCAGGGCTTCATCTGCATCACTCCAGCCGTTATTCCACTTAAAGTAAGCCTCAGACTTGTCATGCCAAGGATTGTCTGTGATAGGGTGCCCATCACAGCGGGCGTCGTACCCTGCTGCCGTGTCCGAGTCCACGTCGTCCTGGTACCTGTATCCGCCCTGCTTGGCAGGGTGGGTGGCGAACTCCCGAGGGTTGGGTCTCGTGTTGAGGGGGTCTGGCTGGCGCTCTCCGCGCATCATACGGTCGAACCCAGCCCATCTGCCCGTCTCTTGAAAGACAGACCCCTTGAACTTCAGAGGGCTAACAGGCATTAGAAGCCGCCGATAAGCGGGCAGTTGCCACCAGAAATGCGGTTGAAGTAACGCTGGATGCTAAATCCAAGGGTGCTGCCGCCGGAAGCATTTCCGATGCAGCGAACCTGAGTGTAGGCACTCGCCACTTGGAGGCTCACCTGGTAACCCGGCTGGAGGGAGTTGTTGAGGGGGCTGCCGATCGTCTGAATGTCCGTCCAGGTATACCCATCGGGTGACTGCTGGAAGTCATAATTCAGGGTATTCGTTCCGTCATTTGACAGGATTACATTGGCAGAGACGGAGCCCTGACCGGGTATCCCAAAGAGAGTTCCGAGAGAGGAGGGTACAACCTGAGAGTCAACGACGAAGGTCTGCATAGCCCTAACTAGTGGACCTCCAAGGCCAGCGATTAGCCCCAGAGATAGCTCCCAGCCAAATTCGTAGGCGTATACCTGGTAATTGAAGCGAAACCAGGACTATTTCTCTTCCACTCGCCCCTCGTGGGATATTTCTGGGCATCAACTACTAACTCGGAGTCAGATAAACCCGTAACCCTATGATAATGGGTATCTCTACTCCAAGCGAAGAGTTCGTGTTTTTCTTTCGGGGAAAGAAGAAGCCGAGTCCCTTGCAGGGGACCCGGCTCTAACCTTTGGAGGGTTGTCTGAGTGGTTTAAGGTGCCCGCCTACGAAGCGGGTGTAGTGCGCAAACACTACCCGAGGTTCGAATCCCCGACCCTCCCTCTAATTTAGCACGCATGTCCTAAATAGAACAGTGAAAAAATAAAAGGGAAGGCCCATGAGAGCCTATGCATCAGGGTCGGCGTAAAGCTGGAGTCCTTGGCAATGCCAGGAAATGTCCAGCGAATGAGCAGCGTGTTGTCCCCCGAGTAGAGTCCTGCCTCTGTGATCAGGTAGCCGTTTGCGTCATTCACTCCTAGGGTGAAATACGTCTGGGAGTAGTAGGGCGACGGGTAAGAGGTGGTATCGACCAGTTTCGTGTTCAACTGGGCGTTGTCGGGGGCCACCAAGTTTACCTGAGCCTGAAGTTGGGTATCCGCAGTGGTGGGGGGCTTAACGCCCGTGCCAACACCAAAACGTTGGATAACGTAGTTTCCTACAGGAGCCCTGTAAGTTGCTGCGTAGCACAGATATTGTCTGAAGTTGTCCAACTGGAGATTCGGGCCTAGGGGAATCTCGTTCGAAGAAAGGTCAAAATCGGACATCGACTTGCCCGGCAGTACCCAGCCCCATCGCACAGCATCGGCAAGCTTTACAAGCTTACCTTCGGCGTCGTTTATGGCGATTACGGAACTGAACCCTTTGAAGTGCTTCACACCCTAACTAGAATGCCTTACTATCTTCAACACAGTGGGCATCAGAAATAGGGCAATGAGGAACCACCCCAGAGGCGCGGAGTAGCAGAAGGCGATACCAACCCAGAGCACAGTCAAGCACAGCCCGAGGAACAGGATGAAGATGCCAAAGAGGGCTCCCAGTGCGGCTAACATACCAGCATCTTACACCCCTTGGCAGGAATGTAAACACTAAAGTTTCTTTGCCCCCATCTTGAAGTAGGCTTCGGCTGTGAGCGCAGCCGCTGCGGGACAGGTCTTAGAAGTGTTTAACACGCTAGCCACTAGTGCTTTAGTGGCCTCTATTTTGCCCAGTAATCCGTTGATGGCAGCTACCGCCTGAATTATGGGGCTCAAGTCCTTCTGGATACCAGCAGCAATCTGATCAGCAACCTTTTTTATTGCGTTATCCAACTGTTGAACAGCCTCTTGAGCCAGTTTGTTCACTTCATCTATTACTGCCTTTTCAACAGAATTGATGGCGCTCTGAATGAGTTCCCCAATAATTTTCTTGAGCAGAGCAGCGAATACGGAAGCTCCCGGGGAACAGGCTAGACCTCCCAGGCTGAGACTCGCACTGATAGCTTGCACGCTGTTCAGAAGAGCCTGCAAACCCGGAATGTTGAGGGCGTTCAGAATAGTAAGTTCAGCATCGGTTAAGGTGCTGGAAAGGCTAGCCTCCAAGCTGGCAATATCCGCAGATACCAGGGTAGCAACGCTCAGTGTGGGAGCACAGGGATCAACAGTAATCTGACCTACAGGAGTTACGATTCCTATGGATGAGGTGGGAACGGCTACTGGAACCGAGGAGCCTCCAAGGGGACCTAGAATGCCAATGCTCATGCTGTGAACGTGGTGTTACTCGCGGTAGGGGTGAGTATCATCGGAATAATTGGGGGTGATGTCGGATACCCCAGGTTACCCAGGTGCGTATGCGTGTCGTAAAAGGCCATTATTTTAAGCGCCAAGGACACCACGTCAGAGAGACGCACCACAGGATCGAAGGCTGTGCCTACAGGACCTAGCTGTACAATGGGGGAATCCAGTTGATTTACCACATCCGCCGACAGCGTGTTGTTGATGGCGGCCGTAATCGTGTTCGTATTGGCACTGATATTCGTATCAGCCGTGCTTACGTTAAAGCTGTTGGAGGGGTAAAATTGGAAGTCTGTGCCTGTGAATTTCATCTGACCCACCAATGCCACCATGTTGGGAGAGTACACATCAAGTTGCTGTGTGGAGTCCGTGAATCTCAGGAGATAGCCATTAGCTGTGCGGAAAGTGAGTGAGTCGGGTTGAAGGTCTATCAGATGCCCATACCTGGATAGGAAAGCGCTTACAGGAGGCTTGGGAGGGGAGCCCTGCTGATTGGAGGGGTCTTTACCCGAAGTTTCTGACGTGTACCCTCCGGGGGACCTAGTCCACCCCCCAATACCGGCTACTTGGCTGGTATCCTGACCACCCCAGCACCACACAGGCTTATCAGGCTCACTGTCCAGAAATTGGACAAAAACGTGGTCTCCCACAGCAGGAAGCCACCCTATCATACCACTGTCATTGGTAGCCCCGGCAGGTAGTCCCATGGGGAGAGCCCAGGGGAGGTCCTCCGTGGTGATCGAGGAGCCATCAGCCTCTCCCCCCGTCACGGTACCATACACGGCGGGCACACGACACCGCAGCCTGCCCATCCGTAGAGGGTCTCCTGCGTCCTCCACACTCCCTGAATAAATGCCATTTAGGTCTCTCATCTCTTTAACTGGTATCGTGTAGTTATTACCATGAGCCTCACTCGGAATAGAATCGACAGCCTCCTTGATGAAAGCATGAGCACGAAAGACTTTGTTGCTCTTGCCGACTTCATACGAGGTCACAACGAGACTGAGGAAGACCAGTTTACCGACAGGCAGATTAAGCTGCTGGCACACTTCTGTGAGACCCAGAATCCCCTGTTCAAGTGGGACCGCTGGATGGCGTATGTAAACGGTACGGGTGGCAGGAGAGGCGGTCCTGCCCCTGCGAAAGTAGCCCAGCTTAAAGCACAGGAGCGGGATACAATCAAGCGACCCCGCCCCTTAGACGGACCGGGGTGGACTGATCCCCGAAGTGGTGAGCCCGGGTTTGAGCCCTGACGCCAGTTAGGGTGTGGGCATCGTAACAAGTCAATTCACCAATCCTTGGGGCAGCTCTGACCTCGGGGCTGTTGGGCAGGGATACCAGCCAGCCAGACCTGATTTGTGGCAGCTAGATATGCGAACCGTGGCTAAGAACATGCCCGGTTATCTCAGTGCTGCCTATGCTGCTGAAACTTCAGGCGTGAACAACCAGCAGATGTACGACCAGATTTCGGCGGCACTGCACAGTGCTGTTTTTGCCACATATCTTGCCCGCACAGTGCAACTCCCCAAGCGGGTGGTTGGTGTGGGTCCTCTCGTACGGCGCGAGAATGGCGCTTTCGAGAGCCCCGGATATGCCCCCAATATCGGTCGGGTGGAGGTTACCTTCATCCACGAACTAGCTCAGAACTACAGTGGGAGTTCCATCTGGGCTCTGCTGACGGTGTGGAGAGCTCTTGCTAGGGCAGGCACGGGGCTAGACTTCCCGAACACGTCTGACCTTTCCTTTGGGCTCACTGCGGGAGGTGCCGCTGGTGGGTCTGGGTCTGGTTTGAATAGCCCCTACAGGCAAGATTTCACCGTTACCCTAGTATCCCCTGACCCCGATCCCACAGATACAGGAACGTCCCTGGTGGAGGGTCCTGGGTATGTGGTGAAGAATGCGTGGCCCGCAGAGTTCGGTTTGGAGACCCTCTCCTACGACAACGGAAAGTCCATCATGGAACTCAAGGCGTCCTTCCAGTGCGACGACGTACTACCAGATACCATTAACTCACCTTCTGTACAGTGGGTGAGTTATAACCCTGGGGCGTGAAGGTTAAGTAGAGGCCCCGAAGCTGCCACCCACCGCACCAGGCAGCACAGTGAGGTCACTCGGATCGAGCGGGTAGTACCGATCAAGTTGGATGTTCATATCCACCGTCACGATTTCGTTACCCACTGTCATATCCAGATTCTGGGCGGGCTTCAGACCCTTGATGAGAACACCCTCAAGGTAGTAGCGGGGACCATCGGTGAAAGCGTCGTTGGTCGTGTCCGTGGGGTCTGCCACCGCAGACATGTTGGGAAGGAGGAAGTACAGGAACCCGTTGGTCTTCACCTGGGACGTAATAGCCACGCCACCATTCTGTGAGTTGGACGTAAGCTGGTGCCAGCGCTCCAGAATTTCCACCGTGCGCCTGTTGAAGGCCCAGCGAACATTGAGAGCTGTCGGTGCAAGACCCACATCCGCACCGAGGACGTAGTTCGTCTGCTGGAGCCACTTCACGGGAATCATCTCACGCTCGCGATCTGGGAAGGGGAAGGATTTGATACCGAAGGACACCTCACTGTCCCACAAACCCGCTCCTCCCCCGAGAACCTGGGGAGGAATCTGTAGCTGGATGCGGAATAGGTCGGGGCGCAGCGGATCAAGCTGCGAGTTCTGGGCTCCCCAAGAGTTCTGATATTGAATGACGGGCATCGTAGTGTGGTTTACCTAACTGTCATCAGCCGTTGGCAGACACGCCGTTGACTGCGTTGAGGATCGCTCCAGCCTGGTTCACCGTGATGTTGAGAAGAATCTGCTCGGCAACCGTGGTCGGGATGATGCTTAAGTTCACAATTACCTGCCGGGCATTCTGCGTGGTAGGTGTGTTGTTGGTGGTGTCCACCTTCAGGAAGAAGGCGTTCAGACCCCGCTTGCCCTGAATGGCGTTCAGGAGGTTGGTGAACTCCAGATTGAGCTGTGAGTACAACGTCAGGTCATTCGGATCAAACACATGGGTGATCGCGATGGCCGACATGTTCTGCACGATGTAGTTGACCAGATGAACCGCCTGGATGTTCTGAAGCTGGCTGGTGAGCCTCTGGGTCGTCCTATTGCCCCAAACCAGTACGGACTGGTTCATGAGCAGGATGGGGTTCATCTCGTTCGTGCCTGCGAAGAAGGTCTGCTTCACCGAGGGGCTGATACGGGCGTAACGTACACCTGAGGCGTACTGGAGCTGACCACGCACCTCACCTGCCGCAGCGAACCACGGAGCGTACTGGGCGAAGGTGGCGGCTGCTGCCGTCAGATAACCGACCGTGGGAGGCTGGTACTCCATGGCACCCGTAAAGGGGTTCTGGGCGTAAATCCAGTTGAAGAAGAAGGCACCGCGGAAGTTGTTGATGATGGGCTGACCAGAGTAGCTTCCCACACCATTGGTCCAGTCCAGAGCCTGCTGCGGGGGCAGGAGGTCGGGAACGTCAAGGGGAGAGAAGGCATTCAGATCACCAGCCACGCGCAGGAGTTCCTGCGCCACGGACGGGTCGGTTTGACCCGGTGCGGCGATGACTGCCAACTGGAAGTTGGAGGGGTCATCAAACACCTTGATGCCCGTGCCTGTGCCATCGGGGTTGTACCCGCCGACGTAGTCGGAGGGAAGAAGTCCTGTGGAGCCATCTGCACCCAGGCTGAATTGACCCACGTTTACGGAATTGTAGGCCAAGCCCCAAGGCTGCACTGTGTTTGCAGGAGGCTCCGTTCCAAGGATGTCCTGCACGCCCTGCCATGTGGGAATCTGAACGAGGGTGTTGTTGCTGAGAGCAGTCGGGATCGCGAGAACGGTTCCCCAGTAGTTTGCCGAGGTGGGGATCATCGTCAGGTTGTCGTAGGTGGCAACCAGCGAGCCGTTCAGGTAGACGTTGAGCTTCTTGGTGTCCTGATTCGTACCTGGCGACACCTGGCAGGAGAGCCCCGTGGCATTTCCCGTGGCACTGGTGCCATAATTGGCCCATGAACCCGGTGTTCCGGCGTTCAGGGTGATGGCGTTCGTGTACGTTCCAGACTGAACGAAGATTTGACCCGCCGTGTAGTTGTCCTGTAGTGGTACCGCCAACTGACCTGTGAGCGTGTTGGTGTAGCTGATGAGCGTTACCAAGTTGCCAGCGATAGCGCTGATGACCGCCTCACGAGTGGTCTGGAAGCCCGTCTGGGTGATCTTGATAACGTTACCCACGGTGAGGGCACCCGAGTTGCCCGACACCGTGAAGGTGTAGGCGCTCTTCGTGCCCGTCACGGTGCCCGCAGCCGTAAGCTGGTTGCCGTACACGGGGGAGACCAGAATGGCCTCAGCGTAGTTCGCAGCAGAGACCGTGGAACTGGTATCCAGTTCAGCCGAGGTGTAATTGGCTGCCAGAGGAACAGCAGCGGCACCCGAATTGATGAGGTTGATCGTACCCGCAGAACCGAGTGTACCAGCGGACACCGTGCTCACGATGGCGTTCACGGTGCTGGGCAGACCTCCCTGAATGATACGGACGTACTGACCAGGTGACACCGTGGTGGCTGCGCTGCTCAGAAGTTGGTAGGTTCCAATGTTTCCGCTCACGGCTCCCGTTGTCAGGGCTCCTGCTGCGGACACTGCCGCAGTGTACTGCCTACCCACACGAGCAATCTGAACGCCATCCGAGTAGGGCGTCACTGCCGCTACTGTCTGAGCAATAAAGGCTCCCGGTATAGCAGAGCCAAACTGGGTGACGTAGCCTCCCACATCAGAGACCGGACTGGCTACATTAAACAGACCGCGTGTCGCAGGACCAACCAAGCCCAGTGTAAACAGTGACTCGGATGTGTTGGTGAACGACTGATCTGATACTGTGGGATATACTCCAGGAAAGGTAGGCATGGTAGGATTGCTTCCCTAACTAGTGGGCCTCTGCGACCAACTGCGTTTACCAGAAGAGCAGGCAGCGGAAGCACTCAATGTTGGACTGACGGTTGAGCCAAAGGTATTTCAGGGAGTCTGCGGTGGTGAAGATTTGCATCACCTGAGACAGGATCGCCGTACCCGCTGTGTAGGGCACCGTGCCTCCACCATGGATGGTGTTGGTAACCAGGTCCAGGTAGTACATCCTGCCCGTAACTTGCGGCGTAAAATACAGGCGATTTCCTGAGTCATACGCAAACTGCGAACCTGATGTAAGTGTTTCAGAATTTGGCTGCGTGGTAATCATCACCCAGTGATCAGTGGTAAGATCAAGCCTGTTGAAGCCAACCAAAGCACCACCACGAGATGCGTACAAGTAACGCCCCCACAACAGGTTGGTGGCCGGAGTTAACATTTGACCGTAGTTGTTGGCGTAGAGAGGTCCACCACCTATAGACCCAGTGCTAGGACCTCCTGTACCATAGGCCCACTTGAGGGAGGTGCCGGTGCTGTACACGGCAGGTTCCAAGATGGCGTACGTTGACAAAGCGGTCACTGGAGCCGTGGTCACCGCAGCGATGGTGAGAGCTGTGGCTGTGTTGGACGCGATGGTGCTCTCTTGCCCCTGTCCGGTGTTGCTCGTGATCTTCACCTTGCGGCCCGCATACAGATTCACCACCCACGCTTTGTTGGTGTCCGTGATGAGTGTGGTTGACTGCGTACCCGTGCATTGACCGTTGGTGGTCGTGGTCGTGGCAGCAGTACCCGGCGTGATGTTGCCGATGATGGTGCTGGGGGCCGTGCTGGTGCCACCGATGATGTAACGCGTGGTACCATTGACGGGAGCCGTGCCCGTGGCGAAGGTGAGCACCGTGGCCGTGTTGGAGGCGATGAGTGATGCAAATCCCGTGGGTGCAGCACCCGCCGTGGTCGTGTAGTACAGGATATATCCGGCCCACTGGTTGGAGGTCCAATTTTTAGACCCGTCTACCAGAGTCGTGGTGCCGTTAGCACCGAATGTACCAGCCGCTCCAGACACGCTCACGATAGTGTAGGTGAAAGCCGTCGCGGTAGTAACCGTGATGGTGGCCGTGATGTTGTACTTGGTGGGGTTGGTGGTCTCGCCCGCGATCGTAACGCTGTACCCCGTCTGCAAGTTGTGGTTGTTTACCGTGGTGCAGGTGGCCGTGGTCGTCACACTGGTGAGCGTGCTGATGGCAATCGGTTTCCAGTTTCCGTACTGCACCGAGCCGATGCGGCAAGTTCCAGAATCTCCCATGCGCCCAAGCGAGGTCAGATCATCGTCTATGTTGTAGATGAGCGTCTCGGAGTTGGCACCTTCGATGAAATAGCAGCGGTCAGGGTCACCAATGATGGTGTATATTGAGGTGTTGTCAGGTGAAGGGCTGAATCCTCCCGCTGAACCCGAGACGATAGACCGAGGCACTACGGTGAGCACCGTGGCCGTGTTGGAGGCGATAGGGAGTACCTGACCCGCTCCCGTGCCAGCCAGTATCTTGACGGCGTAGTTGGTCCACTGATTTACCGTCCAAGCCTGCGTGCTGTCCGTGAGCGTGGTGGTAGCACCAGAGCTAGCCGTACCCCCAGAGTAGCCTTGTATCATGTACTGGCTGGTGGCGTCGGGCGCGGTGCCTAGCGTGCTCGTCAGTGTCAGCACGGTGGCCGTGTTGCTGGTGATGAGTGAGGTTTGTCCTTTCCCTGTTCCTGAGAAGATGAAAAGCTGGTAGCCTGTCCATTGGTTCACGGCCCAGCCTTGAATACCGTCTGTCAACGAGGTGACGGTGCCTGCCGTGGCGATACCCCTTGACCATGTACTTGAAGAGTCTGTGGTGTGATCAATACACCCATCGGTCATGGCGTTGCTAACCAGCAGCGTCTGAGCCGTTTTCTGATACCAAAAGTCTGTGGCGATGTCGTAAAATTGTAGCGTGTAGAAGGGCGTGGCTGCCGCTCCTGAAAGTAACACGATGACTCCGGTGCTGATGCGGAAACGCGAGGTGGCATCTGGCGTGGTGCCCCAGGCGGTGTCCACGGTGAACACCGAACTCTCAATGGCGTACACCGATTGCGATCCTGCCGTGGCGCTGATGGCAGGTGTAAAGTTCTGAGGTACAGACAGATAGTCCTCACCCATCTTGGCGGTGTCGGAGAAGGTGAGCACCGTGGCTGAGTTGTATAGTATCTTCCTTACCTGACCCACAGCAGTGCCGAAAGCGATGCGGCACTGGTATCCGGCATACTGATTGATAGTCCACGCCTTGGTGCTGTCCGTGAGGTTGCAGCCCGTAGTGTACGTGTTCGTGGTACAGGTGACACCCGTAGCGATGCCTGTGTCAGCTACCACGGGTTCCGCCACGCTCGTGATGATTCGGCGCTGTCCTGCGCCGGTCCCAGAGATGATGGTTACATCATAACCAACGGCGAGTTTGGCTGAAATACCCGGGGCTGTAAAGGTGGTGCTGGTGGCCGAGAGCACCCTACCCTCATGACCAAAGTTCTCCAGGGCGGTCATGCTACTAAACGTGGCCAAGGCCGTAACCGGAGGAGTCAACACCTCCCAAGCGTCAGTCCAGGTGTCGTAACGGTAGAACACAGCCGAAGCTTGAAGATAATACACGTACCTACCCTGCAATACGTTAAGTGTGTTGTCAGGTACGCACGTGCTGGAGATGGCTGCGGAAGCTGTGGGCGCGAAACGAGTCCATTCCCAAACGGGAAGATCAACCTGTGTCTTGAGTGCGGAGACGATAGACATGTGAGATAACTACCTTGATTACGGACCAGAAACGGCTCCGGTAGTGGTAAGACGCTGGCGTATGCAGTTGGCAGCCGTCTGCCTGGAGATGTTGATGTATTGCTCGTCACCCATGCCTGCGATGGTGGCGACGTTACCCACTGGCACTGCGTTGGTGACGGTGGTCACGGTGCTCACCGTGGTAACAGCAGCCAAGGTGAGACCCGCAGTGATGGCGTCTAACGTGAACCTCTGGCGCTGCTGCCCGTCTGCTGCTGCCTGAGACTCGATGGCCTTGAGGATGCGACGGAAGACCCACTCGCCCTCACCCAGAGTCTGAACTGGGGCGGGTACTACGTTGTTAACTTGCAGTGCGCCTAGGTATGCCATAAATTATTGAACCTTCCATGTGCCGTTGATGTAGATGAGGTCGGCGGAATCACCGGGGTTTAAGGTAACGGTAGGCTGACCAGGCAGCGTGGTGTAGAAGTTGTTCGTGGAAGACAGTGTAAGTACTGCTGTTCCCATGTTGGTTACCATGTACCACATACCAGCCGAGGGAGAAGACGGCATCGTGAACGTGGATGCTGAACTTCCAGTGAACGCTACGTCAAAGTCCGTGGACGCCAGTGTGTAGTTGCCCGTCTTGGTATTGGTGGTAATCACCAAACCAGACTGGAACGTAGCGACACCTGCCGAGATGATGCTGTTTACGCTGATGTTGCCACTTGAGTCGCTCGTGAACCCCGTGTAGCCGCTCACGGTGGTCGCGTTGGTCCACACGGCTACCTGGCCGCTCACCGGCGTCCCCGCATTGGACACGTTACCACTTCCCGAGGGAGCCACCCATGTGCCAGCCGCAGAGAGCACAAGTGAGGCACTGTTGCTCCACCCTGTTCCCAGGATTCCCATCAGGGTAGAGTTTACGCTGCTCGCGTTGGTGAGTGAGGTGAGCACACCTAGCGGAGTGTTGGTGAGTAGACCCGCTGTCGTGAAAGCTGGGAAGGTAAAGGTGCCACCGCTTGAAATGGTGAGGGCGTCCGTGGCACCACTGTTCACCACGAGGTGAATCGCGTTTGAGGTACCAGTACCCAGCACCAAGTCGCCCGTCTGCGAGTACAGGTACACCGCACTCGGCAAGTTCAACGAACCCGATCCAGTGAACGTGCTGCTGTTTTGTCCAAAGTCGCCGTAGTATGTGGAGGCCGTGGAGAGGTTGTTACCTACGATGAAATCCACGCTAGCACCGGCGTTGTTGCTGGTGTTCAGCAGCAAGTTTTGAGTGTAACCTGTTACGCTGGCCCACTGGTACAGACCAACCCCTGTGTCGGTGTACGGGAGCGACCCGGTTCCCAGGTATATTCCCGAAGATAGCGCCGAGGGAGCAGCAGCAGAACTGGTGGCGTTTCCAAGTAGCGTGTACGCCGTCTCGTTAGCCATCATCGCCAAAGTCACAGCACTGGCCGCGATGGTCGTGGTGATAGTGGTTGTTCCGGACCCGGTGACGTTGCCAGACAGAGTAATGCTTTGGTTACCCGTCAGGTAGGTGTTCGTGTCCAGCGCGAAGGTACCAGCGCCCGTCATCTTCACGAAAGATGTGGAGGCATAGGTGAGCCCAGCCAAACTTGTCAGGTTGGTAGCAAGGGGTTGGGCACCAATTGTGTTATAGCTGATGGTGATGGCAGAGGCACCATTGAACGTCTGCGGAGAAGCACCGCCCGAGCCGCTGCTGTTTATCGTGAGGGAGTTGGTAGTAGTTCCAGACCCCGCCTGTACGTACCAGCCTTTGGTGCCCGAGCTATTGGTGCCATAGAAGTAGGAGTTACCCGGCGCGGCCGAATCTCCCGAGAGCGTCAGATTGCCGCCCGAGAACCCGAGAGAGCCCCCTACGTATCCGACGTTGCCGAAACCACCTGAAGATGCGTACAGTATCGCGCTTCCTGAAGTAGCTGGAGCGTAGTCCGTCGCACTGGTAGCGATTGCTAGGGTGTTGGCACCTGTTCGTTTAACAAGGCCCGTGGTCGAGAGACCCGTTATCTGGTCCTGTGTGACGTTGCCCGAGAGCGCGGTGCCCGCAACGGTCGTGGTAGTCGGGACATAGGTTGCGGTGTCCAGCGCGAAGGTACCAGCGCCCGTCATCTTGACAAATGACAGGGAGACGTAGGTGAGAGCGGCAAGAGCGTCTAGCTCCGCGCTCCATGCCTCAGTGTTTGTACCGATGACAAGCGAGAGGTCTGTCGGGGTGACTGTCACATTGCCCGAAAGGGCGTGACCATTTACTGTGGTGGTCTGGGGAACATACGCCGTGGAGGTGTAGGCATTGGACCCGAGAGTACCTCCAGAGCCAATGTTAAGCACGCTGCTATCCGTTCCTGAGAACGTGAGTGTGTTGGTGACGTTGAACGTCTTCCCCGTGGTGACTGTAAGCACGCCTGCATAGGGCGTTTTCCCAGACCAGGTGTCCAAGTTGGCACTCCATGCCTCCACATTGGTGCCAATGACCAATCCCAAGTCGGTAGGTGTTACAGTGACATTTGAACTCAGTGCGTGACCATTTACCGTGGTAGTGGTGAGCACCCTAGCGTTAAGGGCTGTGTTGAGGTCGGTCTGGTTAGAGAGAGTGCCCGTGATCGAACCCCAAACCCCGGCCCCTCCCCCCGTAGCATTTAGCGTGGTGCCCGTGATGCTGAGGTTGGTGCCCAGTGTCAGGCCCTGGATAGATGTGCCGTTTACCCACCCCGCTAGTTGGTTGAGCGTGGGCGTCCCAAAACTCGTTACATTTCCAGAACCAGCACCCGATACCAACTGGAACCCCCCTGTACCATTAGTGGCTAGGAATTGACCAGCAGGCTGCCCGAGAGGGCTTGGCATCCCGATGATGTCCGCAACTGGAATGAATGTGTTGACGCTCACGGATTATCACGCTGACGCGAAGGTGATCGTAACCGTTATGAAGCCCGCAGGTGTCGTTGAAGCCACACCGAGCACTGTCGCTTGAATGAGTGCATTGGCCTGAAGCCCGATGTTGCAGGTGATGCCCTGAGTGCTTCCGCCCGTCGCCAGACCCACGGAGCTACCTGGTAGGAAAGTACCTCCACTGTTGAGCCCGATAAGTGTGCCTGCACCCACGGGTATATCCTGGGCAAAAACCTGTATGCTGGTGATCGCGCCAGACAGGAGTGGCTGGAAGAATCCGAAAGACTGCCCGACTGACGACTGACCAGCCAAAATGAAGGATTGGGTTTGCACAGGGGATGTGGCGAGCACAGGTGCCGAAACTGCGGTACCCGAACCAGCCGGTAGATTTGTCCGGAGAGCTAGCGTAGGATTGGATATCTGTCCCGAAGGGAGGACATAGTTGTTGAGAAGGTATAACGTAGATAGGTCCGTGGGTCCCGGGTTGTCCAAGGAGAGGGTGAGGTACCAGAGCGTGGGGACCACATAGCTTGTACGGTCGGGATAGTACCCCTCGATCGACACCGTAAAACTGGTGTGGTACATGACGATGTTGCCCTCAGGTGCCATGGAAGACTCCGTGACACTCTGAACATCGCTTGTCTGGATAAGACGTACGTTCTGTGTGCCGTGAGTTACCGGATAGGGAACCGTCACCCAGGACTGACGGACACCTGCGGAACTAACCCTAAAAGCCTGGGCAAGTTGTTCGTAGAATACAGCCTGTGTTTGGGGCTTTTGGCACCAGAAATCTACTTGGAAGTTGAAATCAGCCGATTGGGAATAGCGTACCTGTTGAACATTGCCCAAATCACTTATCTTGTTTTGGGAGGGATTACCCGCCGTGAGCCAAGAGTAGGTCCTGTTAACCCGCGTGTTGCTGCTCAGGTCCGACCTGTAGTGGTCTCCTGTAAACGAAAAGCTGATGAGAGGCGTTACAGTGTTCTGGGGCCACACCTTCTGAACCGCAGGATCGGAACTCTTCAGGTAGTCATACGAATTGGTCGAGGCCCAGAGTTTAGAAAACTCCGCAAAGGCGTCCATGGGTACGGCATAAACGACCGGCACAGGAAGCCCTTCCTGAAGACAGAAATTCCGGTAGAACCAGCGTCTGAGAGCGTATCCGTGAAGACGTACCGCAGTTAGGTCTACATTCTGTAGGTCACCAGGAATCTCAACTCCGTTGAGTCCTACATCTGCTGGTATAATTTGGTTCGTCACGTCCGGCTGCGCCGGACTCAGAGCGAGGGACCGCCTGCCGGAGCTAAGAGTGTTGAGAGGATGGCAACTACCATCCCGCTGGATGTGCGCACATCAAGATACTGACCGCCCTTGTTACTTGGGCCGACCACCTCGACTTGGAGCCCCTCTAGGGCATAGATGGTGTCCGATAGTACGGCCACCTTGTCTCCGCTCTTGTATCTGCGGACGGCGTCCCCATCACCCTCCATCAGGATTTGATGAGCGGCAAGTTCAGGGGTTGGCTGGGAAGCCAAGGCCTCGGTGATTAGAGCTTCAGTGATGGTTTTCATGCGGTCGCTACGTCCTAACTACTGCGTTCTGTTTTAGAGACGATGCCTTGCGCAACTGCCTCTTGCATATCTACGGAACTGAACCAACTCGTACCCCGGGAACAGGACAAGAGCACGGGGGTTAAGCTTGGTTTTCCCACTGAGATATCGAAGGAGGCTCCCTTCCCAATGCGGACAACTAGACAGGAGCACATCTGCTGGACCTGCGGAAGCATCTCGGTGACCCACCTTTTTTCGTTACCAGGTGCAATCCTAGTGTGCTGGCGTATGTACTCCACAACCCTATAGGGTGAAATACTTTCCATAATTCTTGTCTCCATGTCAGAGACAACACTGCTGTTCAAATCTTCGAAGAGGTCGCTCACGGTGCGCGAGTGGGTCCACCCTCACGGAGATTTTGAGGCACAGGCTGAGGCAGCACGGGTCGATAACCGCCCATGTAACCCGCCATTTTGGGGTTGAAATTGGTTCCTCCAGAAAATTCACCTGGATTGAGCGTGGAAAGATTGGCGGGCGGCATCGCATCACCATAGGGAGCCAGAACGCATGTGACTGTCAGGCTGGTCCACACTCCCGTTTGACCCCAGTAGGATTC